GCGTAGGTTTTTCTTACGATTGCGTTCATAGCTCTGGCGTTACAAGCATGTGTTACGAAACAGTCATGTATGTAAGCGGTATCGAAGTCAACAAAGTTTGCTACTTGATGTACGATTGAAGCATCTAAGCTGTGTATAAAGTTAGCCGTGATTGCATCTTGTTGTCCCTTCGGGTCGATCTCATCAGCTAGTTCTTCGGTGTGTAACTTCATGTGTGTGTTATCAAAGACACTAGCAACACTGACCTTCTTAGTCTTACGAAACGATTGAACAACTTTGAATCCAGTAGGTGTAGTCCACATGATAGGAGCTTCGTAACCTATACCACGTACACTTTCCTTGAGGAACTTCATGACACTACTCACAGGTTTACACACCTCATCAGCTATTTTATTTACTATCTTAGCCAACCACATAACTGCGGTAAGCATCTCACCTGTACTCTCCCACGGATGATTCAACCCGATACTATGAAAGAGGTTTTGTGTAAGCATATAAGATGACGAGCCATACGGACGATTCATTACAGCTAACTTAGCTAACTTACGAGTGAACCCGTACCGCATCCAGCTCTGTGCTATGATACCTCCATCATCTTTCAATTTATTATATACACGGTCAGCTACGTGTTGATACAGGTCATTGGATCGGTCAGCTTCTACTAAGTTACACATCCTACCCGTGTCCTTGTCCCGTAACAATAACGATAGTATTTGCATACCGTTGTTACTGCAATCTTGACGGACAGGTAAGTAACTAACATAGCCGTACCCTTCATCAGTAAACTTCTTGTACTCAAGGCAGAACCTAAGGAAACAGAACGGATCACTAGCATCAGTCCACCAGTCAGTACCGTGCGGATCATTCGCAGCTTCAAGTATAAAATCTTTACGCTTGTTCACCCATGCTATCCGTTCATCCCGTGTACCTTTTACTCCCCACATATTAGCACCGTGAATTAATATCAACATGAGATCATCTTCATCTACTACTTGCTCGCCCCTCTTGAAGTCTAACAAACTCTTAGCTAAGTCGTTTCCTTGTGGGTGTAGGTAGTGAGGTAAAGCATACACTCTACCCCTGTAGTCACATCGATACGGGAAAAATACCTTGTCCCACTTTTTATATATCTTAGCTAGGTGTAGGATGCGACAAGCTTGAAACCTTTTACTTCCGTTAGCTTCGTTAGCTACCTTAATATCTTTTTGCTTTAATTTCCAAGCACGTAATTCATGCGGACACTCACCAGTGTATCTCGGTTGCTCATCTATCTCTCCAAACTGTGGGATGTTACCTACTACTCGTTTGTTCTCCCAACATCTCAAGCTTATATCTAATATCTCTTCGTTGATAGACCAAGCTACCTTCTGCATATTATTAACAGCAGAAAAGACGTGCGAGTAAGAACTCAAGTGCGGTTCAAACCAACTCAAAGGCTTGCCTGTAAAGAAAGGGATAGGAGCTATGTGTTTGGACGAGTAGCCTCCACCTATTATAGTGTGCCAGTCAACAGGTTCTTCATCCAACGCCATCTTAAACGGACGACATCCTTCCATCCACGCATCGAACCTTCGTATCCAATCTGTAAAGTCTTTCGTAGGTAACACTAAACGCTCAGGCTTGTGTCCCTTTTGTTTAGCTTTGAAGCCTACTTGCCATAGTCCTGTGTGTAATCGTATCTCCTCCAACAACCAAGCACCTAAGCTAGTCTTCTGTCGAGCATCCCAAAGGGTGAAGCGTTCCTCCATCTTCTCGTACAGGTAGAACTGCTTTAGCTTCATTGCTTTACTCCTGTCATCTAACTTCAACAGGTCTAGCTTGTTAGGGTGAAAGGTTTCGGTTGCTTGCTTCCACCTTGCTTCGTTCTCGAACGCCTTGCCGATACGAAAAGCCATACCACTTACGCTCAAGTTGCGGTCGAGGTGATCAAGGAAAGTACGCAAAGCGATGATAGCAATTTCGTACGGACACGTATCAAGTACAAAGGTAAGGAACAACGGTGTAGTATGCTCTGTACCTCCTCCGAACTGCTTCATAAACTCATCGATACGCTTGCCTAACTTAGGACACATGACTGATAACATACGCTTGGCACTGGCAGTCTTACTGGACTCACCTTCAGCCCTTAACCTTGCTTGTTGGTTACGATACTGTGCTCGTCCCCATTCCCGCATACGCCAAGTGTTCCCCTTGTTGTTAGCTTCCATCTTTGTTCTTGTTGTACCAAGTCTTAGGTAGTTTCCTAGGTATGCTAGTACGGAAAGGAATTAACTTACCTTCTTCGTCACGGACATACTTACCTTGGTTGTTTGTCTTGAAGGCTGTGATCTGAGTGTTACCCCAGAAGTGATACCAACCATCCGATATAGCTTTGTGATCGATACCACTCCAGTCAAAAGGACAGTCGGTTATCTCTTCATTTATGTCGAATTTCATGTTTAAGTATATCGTTCTCAGCCTCCCAAAATTGTCCGTCTACAACGAAAGGTTTATTCTCTTGGGTCTTCGACTTTGTTTGCGTACAGGTACTCTTCAACTTCTTCTTCATCCAAGCCATCAATCGCTTGCAAATGGTACTCTCTTTCTCTTTCTTCTTCATCGTATAAATCGTATGGGTTGTTGGCGTTCAGCCAGTTGTCGTAGCTATTCATTTTATTATATTTTATATCTTCAGGTATGTCCCAAGATCGGTTAGAATTAAATAAGCCTGTCTTAATCACGATACATCCAAGCTGTAAAGATTATTATTACGAGGATGATGCTGAGGAATGTAAGGCTTGTCATTGTTATGTATTCTGCTTCGGTTATCATTGGTTATTTAGTTGGTTCTTTAAATCGTCTCCTATCGGTTCGTAATTACCGAGTGCTTCGATCTGTCGTTTAAGCTGCTCATCTTGTAGTTCTACTAAGCGTTCACGGACACGTAAATTGTCGGTTAACTTGTACTTTAAGCCTGTGTAGTGCGTGATGAGAGCTTGTAAGGACTCGTCATCAAGGCTAGGTAAGTTTTCGGGGTCAGTTGTCATTGGTTTTTATCGGTTAAAGTTATGTTCGTCACAGGTTGTACCTTCTCTTTCCATGCCGAGCAAGCTTTTATCGCATTCATCGCAAGTTTTACGGACAGGTAAGGTTTCTAACTTCTTGATCTCTTTTAGCGTTTGCTTGAAAGCTTCAATGGCTTCCGATTGACTTGACGCTGTACCTTGAAACTGCGGGTGTTGACGACAAGCCCATAGAATTTGCGGACAGGTACGATAGCGTTCACTTTCGATTCGATAGAAGAAAGCTATCTGTTTGCCTTGATGGTCGGTTAGATAGTAGGTTACTGACACGATAACACCTCACAATCACCGGCATTAGCTGAATCTGTACGCCATCGCTTTACGATTACCTCACCATCAATGCTATCGTCAAAGTAGTATTCAAAACCCCCACAGGTAATCCAACAGCAAGCTGTTTCTATATCGTTTGAATCTTTGTCTTTAGGTAGTTCTATTTTCATGTGTGGACAGGTAAGGTTTAGGATTCAATTAAATCAGTATCTTCAAAAGTTACAAAGGTATCTTTGTGTTGCAGGAGGTAATCTTTAATCACATGAAAAGTGTCGTGATCGTATCCTCTGTCTTTTAATTGCTTTTGTATGGCGTCAAAGCGATCAGTTAAATCTTGTAAGCAATCAATGTCGCTTAGGTACGATTTAAGATGCTCGTTAATAACATCAGTTGAGACATCACCTTTAAACACTTTGATAATTTCATCATGTGAGCGACTTATGCCGATTAGTAGATATTTAAGTTTCATGGTTATTTAGTTGGTTTTGATTATGTCAGTAATTACCCATCGATCGTCAATTACGGCTTCAGTTACGGCGTAAGCCTTTGCTCTATTGTCCGATTGCAGTATAAAGCTTTTTACAGCCATACCGCATTGAATTATAATTTTGTAAGTTTTCATAGGTATTGGTTTTTTATGTGTAGGTAATTAAGAGGTAAAGTAGAGTAAGGCAAAGAGCCAAAAGCTACCGAATATTAAGTTGATAAATAATAAGTCAATTAGTTTTTGTTTCATGGTATTTGATCTATTTGATTAAGATTGTATTGTTTTTATATTGTACAAAAGCCTATGCTCTTGATCATGTAAATCCGCAAGCTTGTTTTCTAGTTGATGCTTGTAATAACAAAATTCACGGTGCTCATCGTCATCAGTGTACCAAGCTTTTTCAAGTTCATCATCGCAGTAAAATTCCTGAAGCTTGTTTTGACAGTCTTTTATAAATTTTCGAACTCTTTTTAAGTGAACATTAAGGCGAGTGAGATTGGATGCGTTTTGTTTCATATGTTGTTTTAAACTTCAAAATCTTCCAACGATCTTTGGTGAAATAAATCAGGGAAGTCGCAAGATTCTGAGGTGAAGCCGCAATGTGGACATTTGATGTTGTCGCAGTTGTCCATACCGTGAAGTAAGACGTTCCCGCAATCTCCACACGTTACAATGTTGATTCCAAGCTTAATGACGATTCTTTCAGCCATTAAAATTTGAGCGTCCCATCTTTCTTTTTTTATTTTTGCATTCATAGGTATTGATTTTTGATTTATTGATTTAAAGTATGCTTTCCAACTGTGCCACGCTTCCAAATAATTGCAAATAAAAAAGTACAATCCTTTTACCTAAGCGGTCTAGAGCTTGGTTGATGGCGTTGTTTTTATCGTTAAGTATTGTTGTAAGTCATTGATGTTGTTCGACTTGCCGAGATTGATTTATTAAGATTGCGATAGGTAAGCGGATTTGAGCGTGAAGTATGGTAGCAAGTTGTAAGTAGTTGAAAGTTGAACCAAGAAAGCGAAAAGCATACATAAGCACTAAACATGTATTTAAACTAACAACGAAACAAGTTAACCGCAGTTCATACTTAAACTAAATACTTAAGTCCATACTTATTAGGACTATTGCTTTACACCTGTATATCATTGTCAAACCGCTAGAATTTACAGCTGTAAAACATTAAGTCGTTGGCTATCAAGTACTTACTATTAGACATAATGACTATAGTGCGAAGTAATACCCCCTGCCGTATAAAACTTACGGGTACACGCGGGGGTAATTAACGCGGGCGTATATAGCGTAAGCCTCTCAGATTTTTTCGACCAAACCTTTCGACAAGTGCGTGTCGTTTGTGTTACGTTATCCGTATATGTTAATGGCAACTTTTACTGACTTTGATCCTATACCTATAGCGGAGCCTCCTGAGACCTTCCCGCTGTA